AATACTGGATATCAGAGTCGGTCTATCATAGGAATAATTCGCCATATTTTAGGGATGATGATAAAATAGTCCTTCAATCGATACATGAAAAAGATAGTAAAACTAGAATATTATGATTATACCTGAAGATAAAGATAAGTATTTATATAAATGGAGATACGTCGAACTTGCTAAGTATGTGAAAAATCTCTCTAGAGTTATAAGACTCAAGAATAATGATCTTCCGCAGATGTTAGACATTTCTAATATAGAAAATTTTAGAAATGAAAATGGTAATGTTGGCCTGTATACATCTGTATGGAACTATGATTCCATGGACATAAATGAGTCAACTAGGTTTGGTTCTCTTTATTTTGATATAGATTCTTCCGATCAGAATTTGGCTCACGAGGAATGCAAAAAGCTCTATGAATATATAAGCCATTTTGTTCCAGTAGAATCTGTACTTGTCTATTTTACTGGTAAAAAAGGTTTTCATATTGAATGTGAGGCCCAGACTTTAGGCATTAATCCGTCTAATAACCTACCTAATATATTTAGATGGATAGCGAATAAGGTAAAAGACAAGTTGTCCCTTGAGTGTCTAGACTTTGCCGTCTATGATGCAAGAAGAATGTGGAGACTACCTGGGTCAATGCATCAAGATACTGGTTTATATAAAAATCTACTTTCTGATGAGCTTATTTTTTCTTCGATAGATAATATAAAAGATTTTTGTAGCTATAGATCTGACAACGAAGTCCCAGAACCAGTATTTTCAGCTAATGCAAATGAGTGGTATAGGGAATTTATTTATGATCAAGAAATAGATAAAGAAAGATCAAAAGATTTCTTAGCCTACTTCAATAAGCATGGCTCTTCTGCCTTTAAGGAGTACGTAGAGGTGGATAAAGAGTTTACACCTAAGAGACTTTTAGAGGGATGTTCAGCAGTAAAACGCTTATGGCAGCAGGCTATAGATACAAAGTTTCTAGAGCATGAAGCTAGACTTTTTCTTTGTTCAATACTTACTTATAGTGAAGATTCAATAAAGTTTCTTCACGGAATACTAAGTAATTGTGATGATTATAATTACGAAAAAAGTAGCAGTCATATAAATGATTGGATAAAAAGAAGACAGCTTGGAATTGGTGGAAGACCATATACGTGTGATAGGGCTAATTCAGCTGGAGTTGGATGTGGAGAGTGCAGCTTGGATCAAAGAAAGAAGTGGATAAAAGTTGGTGATAGATATGTTGAGAGTGAAGAACTTTCATCACCATCACCAATAAGATTTGCTTATGTTTCTATTAGGAAAGGGGGTGATTTAGTTGGCGAAAATAGAGAATCCTGATGATGTTGTGGGTGTTTGTTCAGAGTGTCACAGTGATCAACCTGAAAGCTACATGTACAATAGCCCTTTTGCCCAGCAGGGTAAGCCGGTTCCGTGTAGATACTGTGGTGGGGTTGTCATAATAACATATAGGGAAACTAGAGACAGTGCTCTGAGAGATTCAGATGGCGGTAGAGGTATTTAATGAAAAACTGGACTAATTTACATAACCATACTGTCTACTCTATGTTAGATGGTCACGGTGATATAGAGGCTTATCTTGATAGGGCTAAGTCTTTAGGTATGTCGGGTATAGCAACTACTGATCATGGTAATATACATTCTTGGTTAGACTTTTATGATGCTGGCAATGCAGTTGGTGTTAAGCCAATACTTGGTTCCGAGTTGTATCAGGCAAGAAAGACTAGGTTTGATAGAGATGATGAGGAACTGTCTGGTCCAGCTAAGAATGAGTGGGAGCAAAGAGGTCCTTATCACTTAACTGTTTTAGCAAAAAACAATAATGGATACCACAATCTTATAAAACTTTCTTCGATGTCTTATCTGGAAGGATATTATAGAAAACCTAGAATAGATCATGATCTTATATCTCAATACAGTGATGGTCTCATAGTTCTTTCAGGCTGCCTCAACGGAGAAGTAGCTCAAGCACTGCTTAGGAATGATTATGACTTTGCCCTAAAAAGTGCTGCAGCTATGCAGGAGATAGTTGGCAGAGATAATTATTTTATCGAAATTCATGACCATGGGCTTAGTGAGCAGAAAAAAGTCATGGATGATCTTATAAAAATAGCAAAAACAATAGGAGCGAAAATAGTTCCCAGTGGCGACTGTCACTATGTTCATAAGGAAGATGCCCGCTCTCATGACATAATGCTCTGCGTCTCAACCAATGCAACTATACATACTGAAAATAGGTTTTCTTTTTCTGGCGATAATTTTTATTTAAAATCCTATAATGAGATGGAATCTATCTTTGATCAGGAATGGCTAAATAATAGCATGCATGTATGTGACATGGTTGACGTCAATCTAAACTTTGGGGAAATATACTTCCCTGATTTCCCCATACCAACACAAGAAACTTCTGTCGAATACTTTGAGCGATTAGCTTGGCAAGGACTGAAGAATAGGTACGGAGATCCACTTCCTCAAGATATTGTAGATAGAGCCAATCATGAGATAAAAGTTGTTAAGGAAATGGGATTTCCGGAATATTTTCTTGTTGTTTCCGATCTTGTTAAATGGTCTAAGGATAACGGAATTAGAGTGGGGTGGGGTAGAGGGTCTGCCGCGGGGAGTGTTCTGTCTTATGCTTTTGAAATAACAAATCTTGATCCTATTAAATTTGGTCTCATGTTTGAAAGATTTTTAGTTGAAGGAAGAAAGTCTATGCCAGATATAGACCTAGACTTTGACGATAGATATAGGGACAGAGTTATAGATTATGCAAGAGAAAAATATGGTAACGATAAAGTTGCTCACATATGCACCTTTAATAAGACCGGTGCACGTCAATCATTGAGAGATTCAGCTAGGGCACTAGGGTATTCGTTTAGCGAAGGAGACAAGATAGCAAAGCTAGTCCCTCCTCCTGTCCTTGGGGTGTCTAAAAATCTAAACGAGTGCATGGAGGTTGATGATTTTATTAAGGAGTATAATTCTAGCCCTATTTCTAAGGAAATAGTTGATACAGCTTTTGGCCTAGAGGGCATTGTTAGGCAGACTGGCATTCATGCAGCCGGAGTTGTAATATCCAGAGAGCCCTTGGTTGAGTACGTCCCAATAATGCAAAAAGGTCAGGATAATCCTGTAGTTACTCAATGGGATATGGGTAGGGTTGAGCAGTGCGGGATACTTAAAATAGACTTTTTAGGTTTAAGAAATCTTGGTGTAATTGACTCTTGCGTAAAGCTTATTGAAAAAAATAGAGGCATATCAATAGATGTAAATGAAATACCGATTGATGATTCAGTTACCTTTGACGAACTATGTAAAGGTAATAGCATGGGTGTATTCCAGCTTGAATCATCTTCAATGAAGCAAATGATGGTGGCTCTTCAGCCAAAGTCTATAGAAGATATAATGGCCTTAATATCTTTGCACAGACCTGGTCCAATGGGTTCTGGTATGGATAAGGAATATATAAATAGAAAGCACGGAAGAAGTAGGGTTTCCTATGAGCATCCTAAGCTAGAAAAAGTTTTGGCCCCCTCTTTAGGGATCATGCTATATCAAGAAGACGTATTGGGTGTGTCTAGAGAATTGGCTGGCTTTACTTCTGCAGAAGCAGATGATCTTAGAAAAGTTATAGGTAAAAAGTTAATGGATAAAATTCCATTGATGAGAAAAAAATTTGTTGAAGGATGTATTGAGAACTCAGACCTTGATGAATCTTTAGCTAATAAAATATTTTCTGATATTGAATACTTTGGTGGCTATGGTTTTAATAGGGCGCATGCTGCAAGCTATGCGATGGTTAGCTATATAACTGCCTACTTAAAATCTAATTATACCGTAGAGTACATGGCCGCTCTTATGAGTTCAGTTGTTGGTAATAAGGATAAACAATCTGCTTATCTGGTTGATTGTAGAAAATTGGGTATTGAAGTTTTGCCACCTTCAATAAATTTGTCTGGGATAGATTTTGAAGTTTTTGATAATGACAAAATTATATTTGGACTTTCCGCAATAAATGGTGTTGGTTCATCTATAGCAGAGTCTATTATTCGTTGTAGGAATTCTGATAAACCATATTTAAATATATTTGATTTCTTTAGAAGATGTGATTCTTCTATTCTTAAGAAAACAACTTTAGAACATTTAGCTAATGCTGGTGCTCTTGATGATTTAATAGATATTGAAGTATCTAATTTTTCTAGGTTGGAAGAATTGGAAATACTAGATAGAGAAAAAACTGATATTGGAATATATGTTACTAGTCATCCTGTAAACGGTATATGGGATGTTATATCATCAAAAATAACCTCGAATATTATAGATTTACAAGAATATGATTCCGGAACTGTTGTTAAGATTGGGGGAATTGTCACAGATATTAAAACTATAATTACGAAAAAGAATCAGAAAATGTATAAGCTTGTTGTTGAAGATATTACTTCTGATGTAGAGATAATACTGTTTCCTTCAATAGCAAAAAAATATGATGAATCATTTTTTGTTAAGGGTGATTCTGTAATTGTAACCGGCTCCATTTCCAGAGATGGGGACGAAGAAGCTTCTATAGTTAAGATTTTTTTAAACTCATTAGAAAAGATAGATTCTCATATTTTTTCTAGTGGTAAATCTATAATTTTAGATGTTGATACATCTATATCTAGTTTAACTATAGATAAAATTTATGATATAATAAAGTCTTCAAAAGGTGATAGACCTGTTTATATTAAATTATGCATCGATAAACATGCATATATGTACAAGTTTCCGATAGAAGCTTCGCCTTCTGTGGAAAAAGTTATTAGAGATCTAATTAGTTTGGAGAGTTAAATGGCTGCTAATGGAACATATAAAAATCCCAGCACTAAAGACTGTTGGAGATTCTGCAACGCTTGTAACCGTTGCGCTGACAAGGGCAAGCATGCTAAGTGCGCAGATTGCAGTGGTAGGTATGACCCTGTTGGAAAGATAGACGCACACCCGGATGATTTTTGTGATTGTAGAAATGGAGTTCTTAGATGGAGAACTCAGCAGGGGCGTTTAATTATAACAAGATTTAACAGTAACCCTTTTAAGGGTGAGGTTAGATATGAGAAAAAATCAGAAGATGAAAGAGATTGGGATTCTTATGTTAGTGACATGAGAGAAAAAATGAATGATCCGACATGGAACCCAATAGCCATGTATGAGGAGTAATTATGTATGAATTATTAGATATATCTTTAGGCAATCTTAAGATAGTCGAATATGTTAATAGGGCTACAGAAGAAGTAGAAAAAGTTTATATCCAGAATGGAATACTTGGATTCTTTGTGTCTGAAGACGAGATGCAGGATCTTTTAACCTTATTAAATTACTATACAAACATAGAGAGAATGCACAGTATTAGTTAGGAGAATATATGTGGCCTAGATTAGAAGATGATTACATGGAGATAGGCGAAAGTGGATGGATTTCGGTTGGTCAGGGATGCTATTTAAATAAGCACAACGGTCATACTATTGATGAAATAGGAAGAGAGTTTGACAAAGATGGTGTAATGATTTTTGATCCCAATGAAGATTCTGAAGGTAGTGATATTAGTTGAGTCTTAAAATTAGAAGGTTTGAAGATTTATCTGATCTAGAAAAATTAGGTCTAGTTGACTTCTCTTACTCAAGAATAGACACATATAATATGTGTCCTTCTAAATATTTTTATTCCTACATAAGTAAAGAACCCAGGCAGTTCGGCGCTGCAGCGACTCTTGGCAATATAGTTCACGATGTTTTTGAAAATGTTCTTGATAACGACAAAGATCTTGAATTAGAAGAGTTGCATTCTGAGTATGAAAAGATGATTCCAGTCTGGGATCCAGATTCTCAAATACCTGAAGATTTAATTAGTGTTGGTAGAGAGATATTGGATAGTTTTTATGACGATAATCATGGCCTACCTATGTCGATTTATGAGAAAGAATTATCTTTTGATGTTGTTTTAGGTAGTTATAGAATAAGGGGCTTTATAGACAGGGTTGATGTAAGTGGCGACCATCTCACTATTGTAGACTACAAAACTGGTAAATGGGAAGTGGCGCAAAAAAATATACACGAGAATTTACAGCTTGGTATATATGCGATGGTTATGAATTACTTTTTTCCGGATAAAGAAATACACGCAGAACTGTATTACCTAAGGTCTGGAAAGAGAAAAGGTCATACATACACCCGGGAAGATATTGAGTCTGTTAAAGAAAGGCTCATAATTAGTATGAATAATATAATAAATGATTTTAATTATACTCCCACAAAGAATACACGAGTATGTTCATTCTGCGATCATGCTGCCTCTGGGGCATGTGGAACTGGTGTTTTCAGGAATAGAAATAGATAAAAAAAAGAGGGCCACATAAGTGACCCTCTTTTTTATTTATGAATAGGTGATCAGAAATCTAATTCCATCTCCACATCGTCAAGCGGGTTCTCGTTGAAGTACTGAATTGGATCAAACTCAAACTCTGTTACCAGCTTGACCGCTTGATCCTTCTGAATTCCACACTTTACAAGCTCATCGACTGCCATAATGTCGATTTCGTTTGCGATGAAGTTATTGATGTTCTTTAACATTGTTATTTCACTTTCCTTTTAATTTTGTATTTTTACTGGAAATAGTGTATAATATAAAATACTTATGCGGGCAGATCCGCCCTCCTAAGTACAGGTACAAAGGATATCATAATGGACCTACATGTTGTCAAGCCGGAAGAGTTTTTTTTAGAAAAATCTTCTTTAAAGAAACACCCGAATCTAAATAACATACGGAATAGATCCATAGCAGAGGATCTTACCATCAACGATGGTGTGAAGACAACTCGTAAGGGAAATGCATACCAATATACTAAGACCGGTTACAGACAAGATATAGAAATGAATGTTAGGTCTAGCTGGGAGGCTAATTTTGTCAGGGTTATGAAACTATACAAAATACAGTTTGAGTTTGAGCCCACAGTTTTTTCGTATCCCGTTAAAAGAGGGACTAAGGGCTATACCCCTGATTTTCTTTTATCAAGGAATAAAGAATGGATAGAGGTTAAGGGATACCTCGATGATAAGAGTAAGATTAAGTTAAAAAGATTTAAAAGATATTATCCTAATGAATTTTCCAGTTTAACTTGTGTGATAAGCAAGTACTCTAAAGACGCAATAGCTTTTATGGGCGACTTGGGAGTTCCGGGGACTGTATTCTACGAGGACATAAGAGATAAGTATGCGGAATACTTAATCCACTGGGAAGGAAAAAAATGACTCAACCCAAGAAAAAAAGTTACAAAGAAAAGTATTACACTCTTAAAGAAGAAGAGATGCAAGAACTTATAGTCAAGGCTAAGAAAAATCATTCTCCATCTCAGGAGAAATTGCTTGAAGTTTTTGACAACTTCTTAAGCAAATATGTTGCTTTGTTGTATTATGGAAGGTATAGTTTGAATGACTATGATATACGGAGGTTTGTCTCGTTATTTGTTAAAGATCAATACGCAAGATTTGCCTTAAATAAAAATAAGCTGACCCCTTCTGCTAGGAAGGAAGTCAACGAGTGCATGAGGGGTATAAACTATATGGCGAAGAGGTATGGAGATGAAGAGGATATTCGTCAAACTGTATCAATGACATTTTTCCAGTGTATAAATAGGTATGAAAGAAAAGGATCGATACCTTTTAGTGGATTTCTGTATAGCTATTTTTTCTATCTTCTGAAGAAAAATGTTGATACTTTTTTAATAGATCAGTTAGGCAGAAAAACATTTCCTCTTTTGGCTGATGAATCTTCCACTGATGAAGACTCGGAAGAAAAGCAGGTTGGATTTAAGGCTACTCCTGTAGAGTATAGTATTGAGCAGATGTTGTCCGCAGAAGAAATAGACGAATTCTGGGTGTTGGGTGAGAAAACTTTGTCACCATTTGATAAACTATCGGTACAAGAGCGTCAGTTAGTTAAGTGGAGATACATAGATGATATGAGGTCTAGTCAAATATCACTTAAAATAAATGAGCACCCAAACACTATAAGAGAACATCTATCTAAGATAAGAAATAAGTTAAAAGATATAATAATCGAAGAAGACATAGAAGAATTTTCAATTCTTATAAATATGGAAAGTAGATAATGAACATACAGTCACTTGAAAAACTTCAGGAGCTTTTAGCTGATTTTCTCGGTCCGCAGCTTTCTGAGGTGGTAGATGCATATGGGCAGAAGGAAAACTTTAGTAAGTATTTCGTTGAAATACCTGAATCTGACATAATAGATCTTGGCGTAGAAAACATAGCTTCGCTTGTAGCTAGAACTTCTAATGTTTACGGTAGAGCCGCAAGATTTGCTGGGATAGCCAGAGCTCAGTATAAAATACTTGACGGAAGATATAGAAAAGTTTATAAAACCAATAGGGTCGGACGCAATGATGCTGAAAGAGAAGCTTCCGCCCTTTCTGCCGCAGAAAACGAGTATTCAGCATTGGTTACCTGTGAAGCTGTTGTTAACTTGGCTGAATCTATAGAGGCATCTGCCAGAATAGCATCTGAGTCTGCAAGAAAACTTTTGGATAAAGTTCAATCTATTCAGATAGCTTCTTATAGAGAGGAACGAGGTACTTACCTCGATTCTGATTTCAATACGTACTGATAGGAAAATTATGTATATAGGTCATTATAAGTCGGTTACTTCTTCTAGTGAATTTTTTACGATGGAAAGAGATACTTTAGATTTTCCAACACAAGTTGAAATGAATAGTGAAAGATATTCCTTATTTAGAGCAATAACAGTTGGAACTCCTTCATCTA